TAAACCCGTGCGGAGACTTCGATGTGCCCATTTCATCTAGGAGGCACATCGAAATGCAAACCCAAGTTCCAGCAACCCAAACCGGTCGGGATTCCTTCCGACCCAATCCCGGCGGTGCCGTGTGCATCGCCCTCGACGAAAACGAGCTCTCCATCCGCTGGGGGCTCTCCGTCAAGACCCTGCGCCGCTGGCGTCAGGAACAGCTCGGCCCGATCTACTGCAAGCTCGGTCGCCGGGTCACCTACCTCCTGCACGAAATCGAAGCCTTCGAGCGCCGCGTCTCGCGTTACTCGAGCTTCACTCGTGCGTACCAGTGAGGAGGACGGCCATGAGCGATCTGACCATCTTCCCCGCCGACATCGCCGAGATGTCCGTGAACCAACTGGCCGCGCTGCCGCCCGAGCAGAAACGCGAGGTCGACCAGAACCTCGATGCCGCCATCGACTGGCTCAAGAAGGCCCGCACCAAGTTCGATGCTGCACTGGATCAGTGCTACGGCGAGCAGGCTCGCACCGCGCTGCGTGAATCCGGCCGCGACTTCGGCACCGCCCACATCAGCGATGGCCCGCTGCGCATCAAATTCGAGTTGCCCAAGAAGGTCAGCTGGAATCAGAAGCAGTTGGCGGAAATCGCTGAGCGCATCGTCGCCTCGGGCGAAAAGGTCGAGGGCTACCTCGACATCAAGCTCGCGGTATCCGAATCGAAATACACCAACTGGCCTCCGGCACTGCAACAGCAATTCGCAGCAGCGCGCACGGTCGATTCCGGCAAACCATCCTTCACCCTGAGCACTGATGGGGGTGAAGCATGAGAAAGCTCCCCATCGTTTCCGCCGTCGAGCGCATGGCCGAGCGCAAGGGCGTGAAGCTGCTGATGCTGGGCAAGTCCGGCATCGGCAAGACGTCCCGGCTCAAAGACCTCGACCCCGCCACCACGCTGTTCCTCGACATCGAGGCAGGCGACTTGGCGGTAGCTGACTGGCCGGGCGACACCATCCGTCCAGCCTCTTGGCCAGAGAGCCGCGACTTTTTCGTGTTCCTCGCGGGCCCGGACAAGTCGCTGCCACCAGAGAGCGCATTTTCGCAGGCGCACTACGACCACGTCATCGAGAAGTTTGGCGACGCGACGCAGCTTGATCGTTACCAGACCTTCTTCCTGGACTCGATCACCCAGTTGTCGCGGCAGTGCTTTGCGTGGTGCAAGACACAGCCCGGTGCGGTCAGCGACCGTTCTGGCAAGCCTGATCTGCGTGCGGCCTATGGCCTGCTTGGCCAGGAAATGATCGGCGCGCTGACCCACCTGCAGCACGCACGCGGCAAGAACGTGGTGTTCGTGGCGATCCTCGATGAACGCCTCGATGACTACAACCGCAAGGTGTTCGTGCCACAGATCGAAGGCAGCAAGACCAGTCTGGAGCTGCCCGGCATCGTCGACGAGGTCGTGACGCTGGCTGAGATCAAGGCCGAGGACGGTACCTCGTACCGCGCCTTCGTCACGCACACCGTAAATCCCCACGGCTTTCCGGCCAAAGACCGCAGCGGTCGTCTCGACCTGCTGGAGCCGCCGCATCTCGGCGCGCTGATCGCCAAGTGCGCGGGCGCATCCGCCACGCCTGCCAGCGCCGCACCCATCGAATCTCAGGAGTAATCATCATGACCACCAACAACTGGAATGACTTCAACGACGCCGACTCTCAGCAATCCGGCTTCGATTTGATCCCCAAAGGCACCGTCGTCCCGGTGCGCATGACCATCAAGCCCGGTGGTTATGACGATGCCAACCAAGGCTGGGGTGGCGGTTACGCCACCGAGTCCTTCGACACCGGCTCCATCTACCTCGCTGCCGAATTCGTGGTCACTGCCGGTGATCACGCCAAGCGCAAGATGTGGTCGAACATCGGCTTGCACTCCCAGAAGGGGCCGACCTGGGGCCAGATGGGGCGCAGCTTCATCCGCGCCGCGCTCAACAGCGCCCGCAATGTCCATCCGCAGGACAACTCCCCGCAAGCATCCGCAGCACGCCGCATCCAGGGCTTCCACGAGCTGGATGGTCTGGAGTTCTTGGCTCGCGTCGACATCGAGAAGGACGGCAAGGGTCAAGACCGCAACGTGGTCAAGCTGGCGGTCGAGCCTGACCACCCCGACTACGCCAGGTTGAAGGGTGTGCCGCCGAAGGGCAATCCGGGCGGCGGCACCTCCGGCGCTCCGGCGCAGGCTGCCCCGGCTTATGCCGCGCCCACCCAGCAACGCGCGCCTGTGACGGGCAAACCGTCCTGGGCCCAGTGAGGAGGCAGCCATGAACGCATCCGTACTCACTGCGAGCCACTATGGCGTCGTGCGCTTCGGCGATCTGCAATGCGAGGCCGTCGTCCTCAAGGGCGGCGAGCGTGGCTACGTTCGCCGCCAACTGGCCAAGCTGCTCGGCTTCCATGAGACGCACAAGGGTGGCCGTTTCGCCCGATTTCTGGTCGATTTCGCGCCTAACTCCTTGTCGGAGTTGGAGAAAACTCGTGAGCCGATTTTATTGCCATCGGGACGGCAGGCGCAGTTCTTCCCGGCCGGAATCATCGCCGACGTCGCATCGGCGGTGGTCAGCGCTGCCATCAACGGCACACTGCACAAGGCCCGCCAGGGCATCGTGCCCAACTGCATGAAGATCATGCGCGCGCTGGCCACCACCGGCGAGGTCGCGCTGATCGACGAGGCGACGGGCTACCAGTACCACCGTGCGCCCGACGCGCTACAGGAGCTGATTTCCAAGTTGCTGCGCCAGTCGTGCGCCTCGTGGGAGCGACGCTTCCACCCGGACTACTACCGCGCGATCTACCGGCTGTTTGGCTGGAAGTACCAAGGGCATGACCAGAACCCGCCGCACGTTGTCGGTCAGATCACGCAGCGTTGGGTCTACGGCCCGGTTTTGCCCGCCGACCTGATCGACGAGATCCGCGTTCGCAAGGGCATCTCGCAAAAGCACCACCAGTGGTTGTCCGACCAAGGGCTCGCCCGGCTGGAAACGCAGATCCACGCGGTGACGGCCATTGCGCGCAGTTCCACCTGCTACCGCGACTTCAACCATCGCTGCACAGCGGCATTTGCGGGCGGTTCGCTGCAACTGGCACTGCTGGCGGACGAACTTGAGGAGGTGGCGTGAAATGTTGGGTCTGCAAACGTCAAGCACGCGGCTACGGACACACGGACGGTCGATTCAAGACCGCCGACCCACGCCGCTACGTCATCGACTGGGTGTTCTGCTCGCGCCGCTGTCAGGACGCCTTCCACAGGCTCTACGGCAATTGGCAGCGCGCCAAGGACGGCCGAATCGACAAGACGGAGGTCGCCATGATCGATCCATCTGATGTCGAACTGGCCGCGATGCGCCAATGCCTCAAGGCCTTCGGCGAGGCGGCGGGCGAGATCGGGTTCACCAAGGCGCTGGGCGACTACTCCGAAGCCGAGGCGCTGCAAGTGATCGACGCCATCGTCACCTGCTGGTCGGACGCAATGGTCACGCACCACGAGGCCACCAAGTTCCCGCCCGTGCGGGGCTTGCCGCCAACGCCTGATCCGTTGGCACCCGATGCTGCCAATCCGTTCGCCGATCTGGAGGACGACCTGCCTTGGGACGAGCCGAAGGGGAAGAAGCCATGATCGACTTCAATTCCTCATCGAGCCTCTCCGGTCAGGTCACTGCACTGGTTGACGCTGGAATGCAGCAGGCACGCGCGCGTCAGTCCGAGCGCCAGTATCTCGGGGCCTCGCGCCTCGGCGTGCCCTGCGAGCGCGCGCTGCAGTTCGAGTACGCAAAGGCTTCCGTCGACCATGGGCGCGACCATTCCGGACGGCTGCTGCGCATCTTCGAGCGTGGCCACGTCATGGAGGACTGCATGGTGGCTTGGCTGCGGGACGCTGGTTTTGACCTGCGCACCCGCAAGGCCGACGGCGAGCAGTTTGGCTTTGCGGTGGCCGATGGCCGCCTGCAGGGCCACATCGACGGCGTCATCGTCGGCGGCCCCGAGGGCTTCGCCTATCCCGCGCTCTGGGAATGTAAGTGTCTCGGCAACAAGTCCTGGAGCGATCTGGACAAGAAGGGCCTGACTCTCTCCAAGCCCGTCT